TTCATCGTCTGAAGGAGGATGGCCATTTGACCATCCGGCCTTATAAGTTTCATTCGATCAAGTTGGTGGACAAGTCTGTCAAAGAGATGGCTGCGCTATGAGTCTATTAACCCACGCAGAAGTTAAAGACTACATGGAGGCTTTGGACAATCCAAAGATTGATGCCGGGACGAGAAGTAAGATCAAGACGTTGATTGAGATGGACAAGGTTGAGAAGTCCAAGGAATCATTCTTGTTCTTTGTTAAGCAGATGTGGCCTGTGTTTATCTCTGGTAAGCACCATGCAATCATGGCAGATGCTTTTGAAAGGGTCGCTAGGGGCGACCTTAAGAGGTTGATTATTAATATGCCCCCTAGGCATACCAAGTCTGAGTTTGCTTCTTATCTGCTGCCGTCGTGGTTCTTGGGTAAGTTTCCTGAGAAGAAGATCATTCAGACTGCACACACCGCAGAATTAGCTACCGGATTTGGTCGAAAGGTTAGGAATCTTGTCTCCTCAGAGAATTATCAGAAGGTATTTGACACAAAGCTATCGAGTGATTCGAAAGCCGCAGGTCGCTGGAACACTAACATGGGCGGTGATTACTTCGCTATCGGTGTTGGCGGCGCTGTTACAGGTAAGGGCGCTGATCTATTGATCATTGATGACCCTCATTCTGAGCAGGAAGCTAAACAGGGTAACCCTGCGGTGTTTGATAATGTCTATGAGTGGTTCACATCTGGCCCGCGCCAGCGTTTACAGCCGGGTGGAGCCATCATCATTGTGATGACTCGCTGGTCAAAACGTGACTTAACAGGCCAAATTCTCAAAAACGCAGGAAAAGACGGTGTAGATCAGTGGGAAATCATTGATTTCCCGGCAATCATGCCATCTGGTGTGCCTTTATGGCCTGCTTTTTGGGCAAAAGACGCGCTAGAAGCGCTCAAAGCAGAGCTTCCAGTCTCTAAATGGGAAGCTCAATATCAACAAAACCCCACATCTGAAGAAGGCGCGATCATTAAGCGCGACCAATGGTCAATTTGGGAAAAAGATACTGCTCCTGCATGTGAATACATCATCCAATCTTGGGATACAGCCTTTGAAAAGAACAATCGGGCTGACTATTCAGCCTGTACAACATGGGGTGTCTTCCAACACCCCAATAAACACGGAGATATGAGGCCTAACATCATTCTTTTGGATGCGTTTAAACAACGTATGGAGTTCCCAGAGCTTAAGAAGATGGCTTTGGAACTTTGGCAGGAATGGGAGCCGGATACATTAATCGTTGAGAAGAGGGCCGCAGGCGCTCCGTTGATCTATGAGATGCGAAAGATGGGAATCCCTCTGTCTGAGTTTACACCGGGTAAAGGAAACGATAAGATCTCGCGTGTAAACGCAATCTCCGATCTGTTTGCTTCAGGTGTTGTCTGGTGTCCAGAGACTCGTTGGGCTGAAGAAGTGATGGATGAACTGGCCTCCTTCCCTAACGGCGATCATGACGACCTTGTTGACTCTTCAAGCCAAGCTCTGATGAGATTCCGTCAAGGAGGATTCATTACCATCGAATCAGATGAGCCGGATGAACCCGTATATCGCAGACGCATGGAATATTATTAAGGACTCACATGAGTATCGACAAAGCAATCAGCCAAGCCCCTATGGGTCTTTCCGAACTTCTTGAGGACATTGGCGTGGACGTTGAATTAGACGATCCCGTCATCATTGAAGAGGAAAGCGTTGAGATTATCCTATCGCCTGACTCAGACTACGACAGTGATTTTGATGACAACCTCGCAGAAATCCTAGATGAAGGCACATTAGGCAAGATTGCTTCTGAACTGGTGGAGCTTGTAGAGGCTGACATCATGTCCCGCAAAGACTGGGCTGAAAGCTTTGTCAAAGGCTTGGAAGTTTTGGGAGTTAACTACGAAGAACGTACAGAACCATGGAACGGAGCCTGCGGGGTTTACTCCACAGTCTTGACTGAAGCTGCAATTAGGTTCCAGTCTGAGTCCATCATGGAGACATTCCCTGCCGCTGGCCCTGTCAAGACAGAGATCATCGGAGCGATTGACCGCCTGAAGGAAGAAGCAGCCGACCGAGTTCAGGCTGACATGAACTTTAAGCTGACCGAGGAAATGCCTGAGTACCGCCCAGAGCATGAGCGCATGTTGTACTCCTTAGGTCTGGCTGGCGCGGCATTTAAGAAGGTCTACTACGACCCAGCCCTTGAGCGTCAGGTCGCAGTCTTTATCCCTGCCGAAGACATGATTGTTCCGTATGGAGCTTCTAATCTTCAGAACGCAGAACGTGTTACTCATGTGATGCGTAAGACCAAGAATGAAATGCGCCGCCTACAAGTCAGCGGTTTCTACAGAGACATTGACCTTGGCGAGCCTGTTCAGTACCTATCTGATATTGAAAAGAAAAAAGCTGACCAGCAAGGCTACAAAGCGACTGATGACGATAGATTCCAACTCTTGGAAGTCCATGTTTACTGGGACTTAGAAGGGTTTGAAGATGAAGACTCTGAGGGAGAGCAAACAGGTATTGGCCTGCCTTATGTCATCACAATTGATCGCGGCACTAATAAGGTTCTGGCTATCCGACGTAACTGGATAGAGAACGACGGCAAGAAAGCCAAACGTCAGCATTTCGTAGATTACTGCTATATCCCCGGCTTTGGTTTCTACGGCATGGGTTTGATCCACATCATCGGTGGCTACGCCCGTGCAGGCACATCTTTGATCCGTCAGTTGGTAGACGCAGGTACTCTGGCCAACCTCCCCGGAGGTTTGAAAGCCCGTGGCGCTCGCATCAAGGGTGACGATACACCCATCCAACCGGGTGAGTTCAGGGACGTAGATGTCCCAAGTGGTGTCATCAAAGATAACATCATGACGCTGCCTTACAAAGAGCCAAGCGGCACTTTGTTAACTTTGTTAGATCGCATCACAGAAGAAGGCCGCCGTCTAGGTTCTATCTCTGACATGAAGATCTCTGACATGAGCGCTAACGCGCCAGTCGGTACAACTCTGGCCTTGTTAGAAAGAACCTTGAAGACCATGGGCGCAGTACAAGCCCGTGTCCATTACTCGATGAAGCAGGAGTTTAAACTCCTCAAGAGCATCATCAGAGACTACTCGCCTGCCGAGTATGAGTACGATCCACAAGGCAACGACCGCCAAGTTAAGCAGTCTGACTACGACCTAGTTGAAGTCATTCCTGTATCTGATCCCAACAGTTCCACAATGGCCCAAAGGATCATGCAGTATCAGGCTGTGATCCAGTTGGCTCAGGGTGCTCCGCAGATCTATGATCTGCCATTGCTGCACCGCCAGATGATTGAGGTTCTGGGTATCAAGAACGCAGACAAACTGATCCCCGGCGCAGAAGATCAGACACCTAAAGATCCGATCAGTGAGAACATGGCATTCCTCAACGGAAAGCCAACCAAAGCATTCATTTATCAGGATCATGAGGCGCACATTGCAGCGCACACATCCTTCATGCAGGATCCAATGATTGCCGCTCAGATTGGTCAAAACCCAATGGCACAGAAGATTCAAGCGTCAGCGATGGCTCACATAGCAGAACACTTGGCGTTCTTGTACCGCAAGAAAGTCGAAGAGCAGGTCGGAGTTCCTCTCCCCGCTCCAGATGCCAAACTACCAGAAGACGTGGAAGTTCAATTGTCCCGTCTGGTTGCCCAAGGCTCCGCCCAGTTACTCCAGCTTAACCAAGCTCAACAGCAACAACAGCAAGCCCAGCAGCAAGCACAAGATCCGCTCATCCAGATGCAACAAGCTGAACTCCAGCTTAAGGGTCAGGCCGAGCAGACCAAGGCGCAGAAAATTGCCGCCGATATTGAAATGGCAAAAGCCAAACTCGAACTTGAGAACAAGCGGATCGACACGCAGGCTCAACTCGACATGGCTCGTATCCAAGCGCAGGAAAAACAACACAACCAAAAGGTTCAAGTTGACCTGTTTAAACGAGGAGCATAACTATGTATGAAGGTCAGAGTTTTAAATATCTTTTAACTGATCTTCAAGAGAAGGAGAAAAACCTTCTTGAAAGTCTTGGAGGTGGGGCAGCGCAAGATTACCCCGCCTATCGAGAGATGTGCGGGCAAATTCGAGGTCTACTGTACGCACAGTCTTTAATCAATGACCTTGTTCGAAAACTTGAAAGATATGAAGATGACTGAATTCGATGTCAGTGCAGTGGATTTAGCTGGTGTACTTAACAAATCATCAGAGGAAAAGGCAAAACAAGTGCCCGATCCAGCCACATACCATCTCCTCTGTATGCTTCCGAAAGCAGAAGAAGAGCTTGGTGAATCCGGTTTGTTGTACAAAACCGCTACCATGATGCATCATGAGGAGCTTCTTTCTCCCGTGTTGTTTGTGGCAAAAATGGGGCCTGATGCGTTTAAAGACGAAAAAAGGTTTCCTTCTGGCCCATCCTGCAAGGTTGGCGACTTCATCATTACCCGCCCTAACAGCGGTACACGGATGAAGATTCATGGTACTGAGTGGCGTTTGATCAATGACGATAGCGTAGAAGCTGTGGTTCAAGATCCTCGCGGTATTCAGCGCCCCTTCTAAGGAGCAACCATGGCAGAATTAGACAAGACAGAATATGAGTTTCCCGATGAAATCGAGGAAAAGCAGTCTCGTTTAGGTAGTAAGGTTGTAGAACCTGAGCCTGAAGAGAAGGTCGTAGACGAACCTGAGATAGAGATCGTTGACGACACACCGGATGAAGACCGTGGCCGAAAGCCCATGGAAACCCCTCCACAAGAGCCAACCGACGAGGAACTGGCTGCATATTCCCAGCGTGACCGCAACAAACTTCGTGAATTTACGAAGGGCTATCACGACGAACGCAGAGCTAAAGAAGCTGCGATCAGGGAAAAAGAAGAGGCTATTCGCATTGCTCAAGCAGTTTATGAAGAGAATCAAAAACTCAAAAGCAATGTGCACAGCAGTCAAAGTGCCCTGCTAGAGCAGGCTAAAAAAGTTGTTTCGCAAGAGGTTGAAGAAGCCAAGCGCCGCTACAAATCAGCATATGAGTCAGGAGACGCAGATGCCCTTGTACAGGCTCAAGAGGACTTAACCACTGCCAAGATGAAGGCAGAGCGTGTAAACAATTTTAAGCCTACCCCTTTACAGGAAGAAAAAACTGTTGTACAACCCGCATATCAGCAAGCACCTCGCGTTGATACTAAAGCTGTTGAATGGCAACAAGCCAATAAATGGTTTGGTACTGACAAGGAAATGACCGGATTCGCTCTGGCGGTGCATGAAAAGCTGGTTAACGACGAGGGTTTAGATCCTCAGAGTGACGAATACTACAGACGCATCAACGGTAGAGTGCGTCAAGTGTTTCCAGATAAGTTTGAATCTGCGGAACCCGCTGATACGACGCAGCGTAGGAAATCAAACGTTGTTGCTTCTGCGACACGCAGCGTGGCTCCTAAAAAGATCACGTTGTCTGCATCAGAAGTGGCTATTGCCAAGCGGCTAGGCCTTCCTCTGGAACGCTATGCTCGTGAGGTTGCGATATTAAGAAGGAAAGAAAATGGCTGAACAAATTCGTGAAAAAAGAGCTACAGAGTCCCGTGCAAGTTTTGAGCGTCCTTCGAAATGGATGCCCGCTTCGTTGCTGCCAGATCCCGAACCAGAAGCTGGTTGGAATTTCCGGTGGATTCGCCTTGCTAATTTAAACAATCCTGATCCGTCAAATATTTCCTCCAAATTACGCGAAGGTTGGGAGCCTGTTAAAGCCTCAGATCAACCCAAACTCCAACTGTTAACCAACCCTAACGGTCGCTTTCCAGATGGAATTGAAATTGGTGGACTGTTGCTTTGCAAGACCCCTTCTGAGTTTGTTGAACAGCGGAACGCCCACTACCAGAAAATTTCTGATGGGCAGATGCAGTCAGTAGACAACACCTACATGCGCGAAAGTCATCCTAAGATGCCTTTGTTCAAAGAACGAAGCTCTGAGGTAACTTTCGGAAGACGGTAATTAAATTTTTTGGAGACTTAAATGTCAACTACCAATGCTCCTTATGGGCTACGTCCCATCAATCGTAACGACGGTATGCCTTATGCCGGTGCTACGAGTCAGTTCTTGATTGACCCAGCAGGCCTTAATTCCAACTTGTTCTACGGACAAGCTGTTCTTATCAATGCTAACGGTTATATCGCTTTGTCCACCGCCACCGGCGCAGACTTAACTACCAACAACCTTGGTGGCGACAGTATGGGTGCTTGGGGTGTTTTTGTTGGTGCATCCTACATCAACTCACAAGGTCAACAGATTTACGGCCAGTACTATCCCTCCGGCACAACCGGCGTGGTGACTGCATACGTGATCACTGACCCTAACGTTACTTTCCAAGCTCAATTGGATGGTCAAGTTACTCAAGCCGCTCTTGGCGCAAACACCTTCTTTGCTGCTGCACAGTCTACTTCTACAGGTTCTACCCGTACAGGTAACTCTACCAGCGCCTTGGAGAGCACAGTTGTAACGACTGCCGCTGCGTTCAAGATCATTGGTTTCGCCTCTCCATTGACTGACAGCTTCACTGAAGTGTTTGTTAAGTTCAATCCCGGCGCTTCTGCTTTCACTAACGCCGTTGGCATCTAAGGAGCTAAATCATGGCTATTTCACGCGCACAACTACTTAAAGAGTTGCTCCCCGGCCTGAACGCTTTGTTCGGTCTTGAGTATGCACGCTACGGCGAAGAGCACAAAGAAATCTACGAAACAGAGACTTCTGAGCGTTCTTTTGAAGAAGAGACAAAACTGTCAGGCTTTGCTGCTGCACCAGTCAAAAACGAGGGCGCTGCCATCGCTTATGACAATGCACAGGAAGCATTCACTGCACGTTACACCCACGAAACCATTGCGATGGGCTTCTCCATCACAGAGGAAGCTGTGGAAGATAACTTGTATGACAGCTTGTCTTCACGTTATACCAAGGCTTTGGCCCGTGGTATGGCTTACACCAAGCAGGTTAAAGCCGCTTTTGTGTTGAACAACGCCTTCACTGGCGGCCCAACATACGGCGACGGCGTGGTGCTTTGCTCTACCGCTCACCCCTTGGTTTCTGGTGGCACTAACAGTAACACTCCCGCTACTCCTTCCGATTTGAATGAGACTTCTCTTGAGAATGCCGTTATTCAGATCGCTGCTTGGACAGACGAGCGTGGTTTGCTGATTGCTGCTAAACCTAGAAAGTTGATTGTTCCGCCTGCTTTGATGTTCGTGTCTACACGTTTGCTTGAAACCGAACTCCGTGTTTCTACAGCCGACAATGACATTAACGCATTGAAGAATAACGGTTCAATTCCTGAAGGT